TTTTGTACAGCGTTGCGTCATCAGCGTCTTGCGCCCACGCACAAGAGACGTACTCAAACTGAATGGTCTCAGGTGTCGCTGGCGGGTACAAGAAACACATCTTGTTGCCCTTGACACGCCACATGGTCTGCACAGTAGACCCCGGCATGAGGGTTTTCATTGTCTGCCACTGCACAGCCGCCACCGGATTGCGCACAGGCATCTTGGTGGTCAAGTTGTTCTGTGTCTGGTCGATGAACTGGTAATAATCCTCGGGCAGCGGATAATCTTTCTCAGTCTGCCCCTTGTAGTCTTGGAACACATCAACACGCGCCTCGCGCACCATCTCTTGCCATGTGTACATCGAGAGCAAATCTTTTGCCGCCATGTTGATGCTTGCAACAATCTGCTGCATCTTCGGGTCTTGTGAACCCACGGCATCTTTGGTTGTGGGGTAGCCGATCAGACCGGCAACAGTGTTGCAAGCCGCAATTAAAGTTTCATTACGTACGATCTGAAAGGCCATTCCCTACTCCTTACTTAGCTTTCGCTTTAAGCACATCTTCCATCCGCTTCTGCATGGCTTCGATCTGCAATTTCATCGCTGCGTTCTCGGCCGATAACTTGGCCTCGACTTCTTTCACGGCTGCGTTATCGGTGGCCAGTGCCATGTAACCCTTGGCACGGCTCTTGTCTGACTGGAACTGCATAAACTGCTGGCCCACGCTGTCAGACGCTTCAGCAAGCATCTCGATGGTCTTGATGCCGAAGTGCTTGTATTCCTCGACCTTGCCAGCAGTCATGCCGGGCAACATATCGAGTGGCGTGCCCACGGTCTGCTCGGCTTGGCCAGCTTTGTAGCGTGCGAAGTGAGTCGGAAAGCGTTGCTTGTCCTCATCACTCGCGATGCGGTCAATCACTGTGCGCTTGTCACCGGGGACCATGATCTTCACAAAGTCAGCGTCGATAAAGATCGGACGCTTGGCCTCTTGGCTTGCCACGTTATCTTGCACGGGGCGTGTGTAAAACTGAACAAACAACTTCTTGTCATCAGAGTAGCGACCCTCGGCATCGTTAAACACTTGCGAGTCATCAAAGTCTGTTGCGAATTGCACGGTCTGGGCGGTTTGCATCTTGGATATTTCCTATTTTTAGATGTGAAAAAACCCCGGGTTCATAACGCCCGGGGGTATTACTTAAACTGCTGCTGGTGCGGCTTCTGCCTCTGTGGGTACAGTAGGGATATTGACCGACAAGCTGAACGCTTCACCGCCAATACGCATCTGCGTACCGCCGGGTGCGCCAACGCTTTGCGCGGCCACGTTAATCCCCGTGCTTGCGCCACCCGTGGCTTGTGAGGCCGTTGGGTCGTAGGGAGTGTTGGCCTTGCTGCTTGAAAATGTTGCTGCCATGTTTCTCTCCAAAAAACGGGGCGACCCAATTGCTCAGACCGCCCCTAAAGATGCCCCACCCGGAGCATCCTTGGTTTAGGCAGTGGTGTTAACCAAACGGCCTTGGAACTGAGCACCACGGCAAGTCATCGCGCCAGCCCAAGCAAGAATCTGAACTTCAGCGTCTTGGTTGATGGCAACGCGCTTGCTAGGCGACAGTGGGACCATGTTGCGGTCTTTGTGTGGACGGAAGCTCAGGTACTTGGTGTTGAGCATGAACGCGGTCTTGGGTGGGCAGAAGCCGCCAATGCCGCCATCGAGCACAACATCGCAATCCATGAACTTGATTGATGGGAAACCGAGGTTGCCGGTCTCTGCTGAAGTGAAGCGCTGCTGGTTCTGCAACTCGCTCAAATAAGCGGTCCACATCACGCTGTCCATCACGATCAGGTTAGGACGGTCTGCACCGCGAACCAGAGTGGCCCACATAGCCGACAGAGCGGCTGATACTGGACCGGGCTTGGCGGCTGCGAAGTCTTTCACATCCTTGGTCTGTGAGCGCCAGAAGGCGAAAGTCGCACGATCAATTCCACCGTACACGCCTGTGGCCGCAGAAACGGGCACAGCAGCGTTCAAACCGACCACTTCTTTGCCACCGTTACCAGTGCCATCGGAGTAGATCGAGCCGCACAGCTTGTTGCTCATGGTTGACTCAGCCACGGCCATGCGTGCCTCGAGCAAGTCGATGAACGCTTCTTTGCCGCTGTTCTGGAGTTGTTCCATACCGCTGATAATCACGGGGCAAGCTAATTGCTTGAGCGTAAATTCAGCAGCAGAGATCACGTCTTGTGCGGCGATTGGCAGCAAGTCGTAGCCCGAGTAGAAGCCAGCGTTTGCGTTTTCAGCGAACGACAGTTCTTCCAGAATGATGTTGCCGCCAGAGACGGTGCGCACGCCACCTGACTGGCTTAACTTAGCCAACAGAGCGTTATTTTTTGTGACGTTATCAGCAATTTTCTTGCTGCGATTTTGAATGGTTGTAGCGATAATGTCGCTTACGTTTGCGTTAGCAAATGACATGGTTTAACTCCAGTATCTGATAAATGAATGGGAAAGATTCCCGTCGATTTGTCAGACGTTCCCTTTTACGCTCGGATAGTTCCGCGAGGTCAGGGTGGGCAGCATTGCGCTGATCCTTGGAGTCGGGTGGCTATGGCTGATTAGGCACGTCCACTTAATGCAGCCAGACCTTATGGGCCCGGCTGCGGCAATTTTAATACTATCGCGTCATCTGGGCAAGAGATGCTTCAATCGCACCGCGAATATCATCAGCCGGTGTCTCTTGCTGCATCCCGCCACCAGTGGGCGCACCAGAGATAGAACTCGCTCGGCCCTTAGCTGCTTGGGCCGCACTATTCTGTTGCTGCAATTGCTGGTGCTGTTGTTGCTGGCCCATCAACTCTGAAATCTGCGGGTGCATCATGCAAGCGCGGCGATAACATTCTTCGAGTGACATACTCATGCCACGCTTGGTCGCGTAATCCATAATGTCGGCCATGTCAGCACGCACCACGTCACCGTAAGGTTGACTGTTGATGAATTGCTCCACGCTCTGGACCGCAGCCTGCTGGTGCTGCTGCATCTCGTACTGTTGCTGCTGCTCCATCTGTTGGTAGCGCTGCTGCATCGGTGCAAGGGCTTGGTTTACGCGCTGGTTGATGCGTTCCTCGATCGGGTCCACCGCTGGGCCTTGGCCCACCAGCGCTTGGTCGAGCATCCCCACGTCAATCCCAAATTGCTTAACGAGTGAGGCCACCAACTGGGCCTTCTGTTGTGGGGGCGCAGTGCGCAAGGCTCCCGCCGTTTGAAACAGACTCGCAATCGCTGTCACCGGCGTGCCACCCTCGCTCTGGATCATGGCCATGTAGGGCGTGATTGTTTTCGTAATTTCTTCACTAAACCTACGCGCCTCGACCGTCTCTTGGAGTGTCTGCTGAATCTGGCGCTCACGCGTCATCACGCGCTGCTTAACCGCATCGGGCAGTGCGGCCCAGTGCTCACGCTCGGCGGGTGTCCACGCCTGTGGGGCGCGATCAATGGGCCGTGCCTGCTCAGGTGTCGGCAAGCCACTCTCAGGCGCTTGTGGGGGCGTTTGCGCCTCTTGTGGAGGTTGCGCACCCTTAGGGCCGGGCACAATGCCCTCGGGCGCAGGCTTAGGCGCAAAGCGCCCTGACTCGTCGCGTGGGCGCTCGGCCATCGCGTTTAAATCCACGGGGGCGGCTGTAGGGGTGGGGGCCTCTGGCGTAGAACCTTCGGGTGAAGGAGTAGGAACCGTGGGCTCTGGGTTGCCTGAGGCCTCCGTAGGAGGTGCAAGGTCAGTGCCCTGCAATGCGTTTTCTAATTCTTCGCGTAGGTCGTTGCTCATTGAAATGCTCCGGGTGAGGTTACTTATAAGTTTTGATACACGGTACGTGCGATGGTCTCGCGACGAGCCTTGCGGTCATCACTGCCATCGGTGAAATGCTTGGCACGCTGGGTCTCAGCGGCCGCCCACGTCTCTTTAAAATCGTCGGCGTAGGCCAGGTTGTTTTCCTTCATGTACTTGGCTCTTTTTGTACGACTCGAAATATCTGTCCCATCGGTTGCACGCAAGTCACTGAGCGTCTCGTCAGCCGCCAACATCGGGGCCTCAATGACACGCTCAGTGTTTACGAAACACTCGGGGCACTCGAAGTCACGATCAACCGAGTACGCCTTGATGCTGCACACTCGGTGAAAGTGCTCTCCACATTCATTGCACTTGTAGCGATAGAAAGCCATCGTCTTACTCCACGCTCGGTTTTGCGCCACCCACACCAGCCCCACGCGTTGCGGGCAAGTTCGGGTTAGGTTGCTGCATCACTTTGTTCTGCGCTTGGATACGAGCCACAGCCATGTCGTGCCGATCCTTGACCACTTGGTGCATCATCTCTTGCTCGGACTTCTGTGCGGCCGCACTCATCTTCTGCTCGGCCATGGCTTGGTCGATCTGCATCTTCTGCTGGGCCTGAGCGCCCTGCATCTGCATTTTCTGTTGCGCCTCTTGACCCTTCATCTGCATCTCAGCTTGAGGGTCTTGCGTGGTGAGCACTTGGGCCTCGACCGTTAACTTCTGGGCCTTAGCGTGTCGCTCCATCGTTTGCGCTTTCGTGTTCTCGATCTCAGCCACTTGCTCAGGTGATGGCTGTGGTGGTGCAGGCGGTTTACTTGCGGCCGCTATCGCGTGGTCCAAGATCGACTCGATGTTGTTCGCGCCCTTCACGCCAGCCAACATCGCTTGCATCATCTGCAACACAAACGGCGCAGCACCGGGCACGCCTTGAATCACCGGGGTCATCTGCGCCACGAAGTTACCGATCGCGTTGAGCAGATCGGCTGAGTCTTGTTTCTTCGCGGCCCAATCGACCGCGGCCATCGTGTCAGCGTCCACGTTCACGCGGTACTGCTCCATGCCCATCTGCGCGATGACTTCAAGCGCTGCGGGGATGTGCTCGCGGTCTTGCGTGTACTGGATGTTGCTCATCTTCACAATCGTTTCAGGCTGAAAGTGTGTGGCGATGATCTCGGCCTTAATGCGCAAGGCGTGCCTGACCCATCTCGCCAATTCAAACTGGTAATACTGAAGTCTGGTTGAGCCGAACTGAGCCTTGATCTGTTGCGCAGTCGCGGTCTCACTGGCTTTACTTGCGCCACGCATAATGTCGCTGATCCCCAGCACTTCATAAATCTGCTGAGTCTTGTCACCACGTTGCATACGCAAGTATTCAATGGCCTTAGCGATCATCTCGATCGGCACGAACTCGATCTGACCTTTGATGCCGCCCTTCTCGGCGAACATGGCCCAGTTATCCACCGGAATCAATCTGTTCTCAATGCCCTCGGTGAATAGCTTCTGCACGCCCTCTGCACTCTTGTCATAGACCCCAGTGACTTTGCACGCCTCGGTCAAATACTTGATGCGCGTGTTAATCACATCCAACTCATCGAACTGGTCTTGTGCAAAGACGTACAACGCTCTGGGCATCATGTTCGAGGTCGTTGTGTTCATCATTGCGGGCTTGGGGCATGGAAAGAAATCATCCAACCCAAGCGGGTCGTCTTTCACGTCCAGCACTACATCGACACCCTTGGCGTACCAATAAACTTTCTTATCGTCTTTGCTCCAAATCTCAAAGACCTCGGCGCGATCCCATGGCTCGTTCTGAGGCAGGCCATCGTTACCACCCTCTTTGGTCTTAGGTTTTTTTGCGTAGTTCAACTGCGCTGCAATCACTTTGCCAAATCTTTTTTCAGCTTTGTCTTTGACCAAATAGGTTCTGCGACCCACCCAGCGCACTTCTTCCCACGTACGAGCAGGGCTCCAAAAGAAGTCACCCCAGTAGATGTAGTCGGTCTCAACTTCTTCGCTCGTGATCTTCTCAAACTCAGCGGCTGGCTCAATTTCTTCGAGCGTGTGTGGGTGCATGATGGCGGGCACTTGGACCTGCTCAGTCTCTACCTCGTACCTGAACCAAATTTGACCAAGCCCCACGATTAACCAGTCACTGATGCCGTGTCTCAACGCTGCAT